GCTTCGAGAAGTACATCAGCAACAAAGATAAAGTTAACTCAGAGCCAGGTCAACTTAGCAAAGAAATTTGGCTTAACCCCTGAACAATATGCGAAAGCAGCTTTAGCCTTGGAGAACCAAAATGGCAGATAATACAAATGCAAGAACAACTCGTGAACTAGAAACCCGTGCACTTGTGGAGCGTCCTAAGCAGTGGATGCAACCAGAATTGCTCCCTGAGCCTGACAAAGAGGCTGGGTTTGCATATAGATGGATTCGCGTAGCAACATTAAATAACAGTGACCCAAGCAACTTAGCGTCAAATCTAAGACAAGGCTGGGAACCCGTTACAATGAGCGAACAACCTAAATTTAGACTGTTAGCCGACCCGAATAGTCGTTTTAAAGACAATATCGAAGTAGGCGGATTATTACTTTGCAAGATTCCAGCTGAGTTTATGGAGCAGCGTGCACAACACTTTGCTAACATTACAAGCCAGCAAGCAGAAGCTGTAGATAATAATTTAATGCGCCAAAGTGACTCAAGAATGCCTATCTTTAAAGAGAGAAGCTCTAAAGTTACCTTTGGTAAAGGTACTTAATTAATTATTTTAGGAGTTAAAATGGCTTATCCTACAGTACAAGCCCCTTACGGGTTAAAACCTGTAAATCTAATCGGGGGTCAAGTTTTTGCGGGTTCTACTCGTAACATCCCTATTCAATACGGATACAACACTAATATCGGTTATGGTGACCCTGTTGTAATTGCGTCTGGTACTATTACTAGAGCTACTATTGCTGCAGCAACTACAGGTAAACAAATTACTGGTATTTTCTTGGGTTGTTCATACACTAACCCAACAACTAAACAAAAGTTATTCTCTCAGTATTGGCCTGCAGGTACACTTGCTGGTGATGCAGAAGCTGTTGTTACTGATGACCCAGATACTGTATTTAAAGTAGTTATGTTGTCTGCGGCAGGCGGTACAGTTACTTCAGGTTCACAAGCATTAGTTGGCTTAAATGTTGCTGGTGCAGACGCTGCGGCTAACGTAAACACAGGTAACTCTACTGTGGGTGCTGTTACACCTACTGCAACCCCTACTACAGGTTTAGCATACCGTATTGTTGACTTAGTACCTGAAACAGCGGTTATTACTTCTGTTCCTAGCACTTCAACAACAACAACAACTATTACTGTCCCTGCATTGACTTCAGCGTTAGTTGTTGGTTCGGATGTATCTTTCATTGCACCTAACGGTCAATTAGTACAAACAGGGTCATTCTTAACAGCTAATTATGCTGTTGGAGCAACATCTCTTGTTATGAACGCGGCTTCAGGCGTGACCATTCCTGCTTCTGCAACCTTAGTTATTACTCAGTACCCAGAAGTACTAGTTAAAATTAACTTCGGTATCCATTCATACTACGGCGCTTAAGGAGCAATAAAAAATGGCAATTTCTAGAGCACAGCTATTAAAAGAGTTATTACCGGGCCTTAACGCGTTATTCGGTTTAGAGTACGCACGCTACGGTGAACAACATAAAGAAATTTATGAAATTGAATCTTCTGAGCGTTCATTTGAAGAAGAAACAAAACTTTCAGGTTTTGCTGCAGCGGCGGTTAAATCAGAGGGTTCTGCAATTCAGTATGAAGCCGGTCAAGAAGCTTGGACTGCACGCTATAACCACGAAACAATTGCTCTTGGCTTCTCATTAACTGAAGAAGCTGTAGAAGATAACTTGTACGACTCATTGTCTGCTCGTTATACAAAAGCGTTGGCTCGTGCTATGGCATACACCAAACAAGTAAAAGCGGCGGCTGTTTTAAACAACGGCTTCAACTCTGCTTATACTGGCGGTGACGGTTCAGCATTATTCTCAGCTTCACACTCATTAGTGTCTGGCGGCACAAACTCAAACATCCCATCAACTCCTGCTGATTTAAACGAAACTTCTTTAGAAGCGGCTGTTATTCAAATTGCACAATGGACTGATGAACGTGGTTTGTTGATTGCTGCTAAACCTAAAAAATTGATTGTTCCACCTGCACTTCAATTCGTTGCAACTCGTTTGCTCGAAACAGAACAACGTGTAGGCACAACCGATAACGACATCAACGCGTTAAAAAACAACGGTTCTATCCCAGAAGGTTACACTGTTAATAACTTCTTAACAGACACCAATGCGTGGTTCTTAACTACTGATGTACCAAACGGTTTGAAACATTTCGTGCGTCAATCATTGGTAACTTCATCAGATTCTGATTTTGATACAGGCAACATGAGATATAAAGCTCGTGAGCGTTATTCTTTTGGGTGGAGTGACCCGCTCGGAATGTACGGTTCTTCTGGTTCTAATTAATAGAATCAAACACTTAGCTGTAATAGAAGCCCTCTTCGGAGGGCTTTTTTAATAAGTACTTCGATATTAGTTCAGTTCATGGTACACTATATTTTTAATTAGGGGGTGTATATGACTAAGGGTATTTATAAAATTATTAACGTAGTAAACAATAAATTCTATGTGGGGAGTGCAGTAGATTTAAAACGCAGAAAAACTAGACATTTTTCAGAATTAAGAACGGGTAAACATAACAATAAACACCTACAAGCTGCTTGGAATAAATATGGTGAGGCTTCATTTATATTTGTTGTAGTTGAAGAGGTGCCAGACTCTATAAATATATTAGATGTAGAAAATATATGGTTAAAAGAACACGTAGGAAAAGAGTATTGTTATAACATAGGCGTAGATGCTGTAGCCCCTATGCTAGGTATGTCTGGAATACTCAGCCCTACTTTTGGTAGAAAACGAACACAAGAAGAATTACTAGCGCAAAATTGGACAGGTAGAAAACACTCAGAAGAGTCTAAGGGTAAAATACGAGCATGGCTTATAAATAAACCTAAATCAGCAGAAACACGAGCAAAAATTAGCGCGTCTTTAATGGGGGATAAAAACTTTAATTATGGTAAGCCTCGAAGTGATGAGTTTAAAGAAAAAGTTAGTAAACGTGTGCAGATGACTAGGGAAAATACTACTACAGAGTACGCAAGTATAGTAGAAATTAGAGAAGCTACAGGACTAAAACCAGCTACTGTAAATAGAGCGTTAAAGTCAGGTAAACCCATTAGTAAAGGGCCTTTTACAGGATGTGTAATTCAGTACTTAAAATAGTTGCATATTCAACCAATTGGTGTACTATCAGCCTATATCTAGGAACTTAATTATTTGCGCAGATTGACCTAGCAAGCTTTACACAAGACTGCGTATCTTACGTGTATTTGGAGATTAAAATGGCATTAGCATCACACCTTGGTCCTTGGAGACTGGGAACCGTAAAAGACACAACTGGCACAACTGCTGGCACTATCAACAACATGGGCGCAACTATTGTTGCCCAAACAGCTAACGTAGCGTTTGGCGATGCCTCATCTAGTACAGCGGTAGTATTACCTGCAGGTGCTCTTATTACTGCGATGCAGTTCATCACTACAGCGGCGTTTTCTTCTGCTGCTACAATCACGCTATCTATTGGTGGTACGGCTATTTCAACGGCTTCTACTGTTACTAATGCGGGTACTAACGCGATTGCGGTTGCAGCAACTACTGGTGCAGCAGCACTTGTATCTAATGTAGGTTCTACAGACGCTATTGTTACTTATACAGTTGGCGGTACGTCACTTACTACTGGTACTGGCATTCTTGTTATTGCCTACATGGTGCGCTTATCAGACGGTACTTATAACCCAACATCGCAAACTGCGTAATTAGTCTGCGGGGGAGTTTATCTCCCCCCTTTTAAATAGGAGATTAGTTATGAGTATGCAGTATGACGTCAAGAGTGCGCACGCAAGTGTCGCTGGTAGTTTATACGGTAGTAGGGTCCGTCTTAAAGGTTTTGTAGTAACTCCAGCAGCTAGTACAGCGTCTACAATTACGTTTAAAGATGGGAGTTCGTCAGGAACTACTCTATGTGAAATAGACATACCTTCTAACACAAACCCAATTCCATTTTATGTGGCTATTCCTCAAGAAGGTATTTTATTTCAAGATGGGATTTATATGGCTCTTAGCGCGGCTGTAACCGGCGTGACTATCTTTTACGGGTAAGCCATGATGGACGACCAAATTAAACTTGCAGTTCATGAAAACGAGATTAAACACTTGCAAACTGATATGGACAAATTGGTTAGGGATATGGAAGAACTTAAAGTCTCTATTGCTGAGATAAGCAAGACTCTTTCGGAAGCTAAAGGCGGATGGCACGTTTTAATGGTTATGGGTGGTGTAGGCGCAGCCTTTGGTGGTTTAGTTGGCTGGGCGTTTGAACATTTTTCAGGTAAATAAAATGGCAAAGAAAGCTCCAGTATTAGCAGTAGGTAGAGGGGAGAAACTTCCCGTCTCTAAAGGTGCAGGTCTTACAGCCAAAGGTCGTGCAAAATATAATGCGGCTACGGGCTCTAACTTAAAAGCACCAGCACCAAACCCTAAAACCAAAAAAGATGCAGGAAGACGTAAGTCTTTTTGTGCGCGTATGGCAGGGGTTCCAGGACCTATGAAAGATGAGAATGGTAAGCCTACACGCAAAGCAGCCTCTTTAAAACGGTGGAACTGCGGTGCCTAGTACATCACTCAAACAGAAAAAATTTATGGCAGCTGCCTCTCACAACCCTAGCTTTGCAAAGAAAGCGGGTATACCAGTAAGTGTAGCTAAAGAGTTTAATCAAGCCGATAAAGGCAAAAAATTTAAAGAAGGTGGCAACGTGGCTAATCTAAAAAAGTTATTTAAAGGTAAAGATACGTACAAAGAAGAGCTTAAAGAAGGCAAAGCTATTAAGTCTGGTAAACTCACTCCACAGCAATATGCTAAAGGTGAGAAGATGGAAGACTCTAAAAAGATGAAATCTGGCGGTGTTACTCGCGGTGATGGTTGCGTAACTAAAGGTCACACTAAAGGTAAGATGATGGCTATGGGCGGTTCTTGCTATGCTAAAGGCGGTGTTACTCGTGCAGACGGTGTAGCAACTAAAGGTCACACTAAAGGTAAAATGGTTTAGGGGACTGTCATGGCAAAAGTAAAACGCTTTGGTCAAGGTGGTAGCAGTTCAGACCCTAAACGCTATATTAAGCGTGGCCCTAATGGCGCACAACCTGCGTCAAAACCGCCTGTATATCAAAAAGAAGTAGCTATTAGAAAAACAAGTGAAGTGGCATCTCCTAATAGTAAAGGTGTATCTTCTTCAGCTAAGTCAACTTCTATTCGCCCTAAATTATACGAAGGCGAATTAAACGGCGGTGAGCTAGCAAAAAGAACCAAATCAGCTGGTAGTATTGGTAGAGATGCGATTGAAGGTGAACGTGTAGTTTCTAATAGAGGGTCTAGTTCAGCTAGTTCTACTAGCGGTAAAAATGTATCTTCGCCATCATCTTCATCTTCATCAAGTCGTGCAGTATCACCTAAAGTATACGAAGGTGAAGTATCTGGTTCAGTACCTAAAAGTGCATCAGGTAAAACGTCTGGTAACGTGTATGAAGGTGAACGTGTATCTAAGCCTATTAGCAAAACGTCTACTATATCCGAAGGGTCTTATAGAGAATTACCTAAAAGTACTTCAAGTGTAGCTTCAGCTAAAGACAAAATTGTATCCGGCTTAGAAAAGTCTGCTAAAAAAGTCCCTGCTTATGAAGCTATCAAAGGTGCGGCTGCGTCTAAAGTAGATTCAAGTTTAGGTGGTATGGCAGCAAGAGGGTTAGGAAGAGTTGCGGGTCCAGCAGCTATGGCTATGGGCGCTAAAGAATTATACGATAGCTATAAAAAATATGATGAGCTTATGCCAGGTACTAAACCTAATATGAGTAAAAAGTCAGATTCTATTGTAGATGCTATTAATTCAGATTCTGATGCTTCTACGCGAGCTAACTCTCGTGCAGCAAATAGAGAAGCTATATACGGTACACAAAAATCAGAACCGTCTACGCCAGCTAAAAAAGATGAGCCTGTTGCAGTAGTTAAAAAACAAACTACAGTGGTTTCAAAACCTAAAAGCCCTACTGAAGGTGGCCGCGCTAGAGCAGCCTTAAAAGAGTTTAGGGATTGGAATGCTTCTCGTGCACCGCTAGATTCAGATGCAACCACAGCAGAAGATATGAACACGCAAGGTAAGATTGAAGCTACGGAAAACATGAAAAAAGGCGGCATGACTAAACGTCCACCTAAACCTGCTAAGAAAGTACCGGCTAGAAAGTTTGCATCGGGTGGTAGTACATCACGTACATCGGCTTCTAAACGTGGTGATGGTTGTGCAACTAAAGGTCATACAAAGGGTAAATACCTATGAGACCCTGCAGAGGTATGGGAGCAGTTAACCCTAAAAAACTCCCTGGACGAAAAGGTAAAAAGAAATGACAACATCGGGTACAGCAAACTTTAACCTTGATTTAGGTGACCTCGTAGAAGAGGCGTTTGAGCGCTGCGGACAAGAGCTTCGCAGCGGTTACGATATGCGCACAGCTAGACGTTCTCTAAACTTACTCTTAGTAGAGTTTGCAAACAGAGGTATTAATTTATGGACAATTGAACAGTGTGCTGTACCCATTTCGCTTATACCGGGTCAAATTGCTTATGACCTACCTATAGACACTGTTGATTTACTTGACCATGTAGTACGTACAGGCACAGGGCAAAATCAAGTAGATATTAATATTTCTCGTATCTCTGAATCGACTTACTCTACAATTCCTAATAAGAATGCACGGGGTAGACCAATTCAAGTATGGATTAACCGCCGCACAGGAGCAACTTACCCTGACGGTGCAACTACAGTTACTAAAGCTCCACAGATTAATATATGGCCTACACCAGACCAAGGCACAGCCGAAGCACCTTATTATTACTTTGTCTACTGGCGACTACGCAGGATGCAAGATGCTGGAAATGCAGTAAACACACAAGATATCCCGTTCCGTTTATTGAATGCGATGGTAGCAGGATTAGCTTTTTATCTTAGTATGAAGCTTGCTGGCGTAGACCCTACGCGTATCCAAATGCTTAAAGGGGAGTATGAGCAACAGTTAGACTTGGCACTCTCAGAAGACAGAGAGAAAGCGAGTAATCGCTTTGTTCCTCGGATTATGCACGTTTAGTTATGGATAGCGTAGATAAAGCAAAGCTGTATCAAGCGGCTTATAGAGAAAAAAACAAAGATGCTAGAAACGCATGGCATCGGGAAAACTATGCTAAAAATAAAGAAGCTATTAAGGCTACTAAAAAAAAGTATAAAGCGGTTAATGCAGAGGATATAAAAGTTAAAAATAGAGCGGACTATGAAAAGCACAGAGAGCGATATTTGGCTCAAAAGAAAGAATACCGTGCACTTAATAAAGGTAAAATAAACGCTTTAAATGCGGCACGTAAAAGAGTAATTAAACAGCAAACCCCAAAATGGGTTGGAGTAACTGAAAAGTTTTTTATTTTAGAAGCTTACGAACTATCGGCATTAAGAACAGAAATGTTTGGTTTTAGTTGGAATGTAGACCACATCATCCCTTTGCAGGGTAAGATTGTATCCGGTTTGCACGTACCTAATAATTTACAAGTAATACCTGCTATAGAAAACATCCGTAAGAAAAACAAATATGAGGTGAGTTATGTCAGTTAAATACTCATCTGGTAAATGGGCCCACGGATTTTGCGATCGTTGCGGACAACGATATCAGTTGAAAGAACTTAAAAAATTAACAATTAAAACTAAGATAACAAACATTTTATGTTGTCCGTCTTGTTGGGATTATGATCAACCGCAACTGCTGATAGGAATGTTCCCAGTTTATGACCCACAGGCATTGCGTAACCCGCGTCCTGATACAAGTTATTATCAATCGGGTTTAAATGGGTTACAATTGACCTTAACGGATAACGGCGTACCGACAGACGGAAGTCGTGTATTTCAGTGGGGCTGGGCACCAGTTGGTGGGGCTTCACAGTTTGATGCAGTACTTACACCTAATTACCTTGTTGCCATCGCGTCTGTTGGCACTGTTACAATCACAACTTAGAGAACTACCATGACAGGCAAAATTAAAACAGAACCTACACCTAAAGTAGCAGGCTATCCACAGACAGGCATTAAAACGTCTGGTATTAAAACTCGTGGAAACGGCGCTGCAACGAAAGGTAAAATCGCACGCGGACCGATGGCATAAGCTATGACTTACGCAGAACTGGCAGCAGCAATTCAAGACTATGTAGAGAACACGTTTTCTACTGCGCAAGTTAACCTCTTTATTCAAGAGGCGGAGCAGCGTATTTACAATTCAATACAGCTTCCAGACCTGCGTAAAAACGTCACGGGTATAGTTACCCTACACAATAAATACCTGCAATGTCCGGGTGATTTTTTGTCAGCGTATTCTATTGCGGTTATTCACCCTACATCCGGTGAGTACACCTACCTTTTAAATAAAGACGTTAACTTTATTCGTGAAGCTTACCCAAGCCCAATAAGTTATGGTACACCTAAGTATTACGCTATTTTTGGACCACAGTCTAACGATATAAATGAGCTTACCTTTATTTTAGGTCCTACACCTGATGTGCAATACACTACAGAACTTCACTACTTCTACTACCCACCTTCTATTACAAGTGGAGAGTCTGGTGGTAATACATGGCTAGGTGAAAACTTTGACTCTGCGTTGCTGTATGGCTCTATATTAGAAGCGTACACGTTCCTTAAAGGGGACGTCGAGATTATGACTCAATACCGTCAACGCTACGAAGAAGCTATGAACTTACTCAATACATTAGCTACGGGCAAAGACAGAGGCGATGCGTACCGTAACGGTCAAGCAAGGATACCTGTTAGATGATAGTACAAGGCCAAACAACTAGCTTTAAAGAAGAGCTTTACGAGGCTATCCATAATTTCACTACGGATACGTTTAAAATTGCTCTGTACACAGCTAACGCTACTTTAAATCAAGATACAACAGTTTACACTGCTACAGGTGAGATTACGGGCACTGGATATACAGCAGGCGGTAAAGCATTAGTAGCTCCAACAGTAAATGCGTCTGATGGTACGGCATACATTAGCTTTAATAATATCTCGTGGACATCAGCGAGTTTCACAGTACGTGGTGCGTTGATATATAATAGCTCTAAAGTTAATCGTTCTGTGGCAGTACTGGACTTTGGTAGCGATAAGGTAACAACCTCAACTTTTACAATAACTTTTCCGGCGAATACAGCGACTTCAGCTATTATTCGCTCATCCAATTAGGGGCATACAATGCAATCAGAAAAAATTAATCCTGTTGACGTTAGCGGCGCTGAGATTGCTCGCGCTGGTGATATGCAGGAACAAATCAAAGTTAAAGGTCACTACGATGTTATCTGCGTAGGTTCAGATGGTGCTACTAAATGGGTAGACGCAATTGAAAACTTAGTAGTAACTGTAGGTAAAAATGACTTATTAACGCAGTATTTTAAAGGTACCTCTTGGACGGCTGCATGGTATATGGGCCTTGTTGAACAAATCGGGTCTTTTGTACCTCAGTATTCAACTGGAGACACCTTAGCCTCTCACGGTAATGGAACCTCTACTGGGTGGGCTGAAAGCACAGCATATTCTGGTACTAACCGTATTACTGTTGGGTGGGGAACCGCGTCTGCTGGTTCACTTTCATCTACTTCAACAACTTTTAGTATCAATGGTACAGCCACTATTGCTGGCGCTTTAATGTGTCAAACGCAAACACGCGCTACCACAACAGGTGTACTTTATTCAGCAGGTAGTTTTACTGGTGGTAACCGTAGTGTTGTTTCTGGTGACTCGTTGCTTGTCACATTCACCGCATCAGTTTAGGAGATTATCATGGCTGCAAGTTTTAAAGTAGGTCAAGAAGTTAAAGTAGTAAGCCCTGTGCCACAAGGTGTTGTTAGCGCACTTAGTGTTAACCAAGAAGGCGACATTCAGTATTTAGTAGCTTGGACTGACGTAAACGATGCATCACAAGAACGCTGGTTCTCAGAAGACGATTTAGTCGAGGTATAGTATGGCTTTAGTAATAGCTGATAGAGTTAGAGAGACAACCACCACAACTGGTACAGGAGCTGTTACATTAGCAGGTGCGGTTACGGGCTGCCAAGCTTTCTCATCAGCTATTGGTGACGGTAATACAACATACTATACAATTGCCGATCAGGGTGGACCTAACTGGGAAGTAGGGCTTGGTACTTATACATCAGCGGGAAATACTCTAGCGCGAACAACGGTGTATTCATCTAGTAACTCAGGTAGTTTAGTTACGTTCACTGCTGGAGCTAAAGATGTGTTTGTGACGCTTCCATCACAAGTGACGGTACCGATTGCAAGTCCTACATTTACAGGGACAACCACCATTGCAACAGTTAGTGCAATGACACTAGGCGGTGATTTAACGGGCGGTGATTATTTACTGACTCGGACAATGTATAAAGATACTGGTTGGGTTTACTACAACAGTAGTACCACAGCATCGTTAAATTACACTAACGGTTCACAGCAACGATGGTCGCCAACAGCATCGAGTAGTCCTACACTAACAATTTCAAACTGGCCTCCATCGGGTAACTTAGGGGAGCTTTTAATTGAAGGAGTTAACTTAGGCGCAGCGGGTACTATTACATGGCCGACTATTAACTGGATTACGTCTACGGGTGCGACAACAACTACCTTTGCCTCTAATGGTGTGACTTTGCAAACGTCTGGTACAGATTGGTGCTTACTTTGGACTCGCGATGCGGGTACAACCATTTATGGGAAGTTTGTGCGATGACTATGTTATCGAGGTTTGCAACTACTGGCGGCGGTGGAGACCCTTATTGGAGTAGTGTTAAAACATTAGTAGTTGGAAACGGTACTATAGGAAGTACTACATTTACAGACCAGTCATCAAATAATTTTAGTGTAACTAATAATGGTGGGGTTACTGTTGGTAGTAATAGTAAATATGGTACTGGTAGTATGTTATTTAGCCCAAGTAATTATTTATCTGTTGCTTCTGGGGCTGCAGTGAATCCTGGAACAGGTGATTTTACTATTGAAATGTGGATGTGCCCAACTTCTTATGATAGTTATAATTATTTGTATTTAGCATCTTCTCTTTTTGGTGGTTTATTAATAACTTTAAATTCTGGTAATATTATTCTCAGAGCGTATTATGACCAAGATGTATTAACTTCATCGACTTCACCACCATTAAACACTTGGTCCTATCTAACTGTAACAAGGTCAAGTGGTACTGCACGAATTTTCTTAAATGGCACTATTGTTGCGTCTGGTACCACTAATTATAATTTTATAGCCGGAACATCATCTTTTATTTGTGGGTCTTCAATTGAAAGTGTTAGGTTTAACGGTAATATATATGATTTAAGAGTTACTATAGGCGTTGCTAGATACACATCTAACTTTACGCCACCTACTGCACCGCTGCCAATAGGATAACAACATGAAAATAGCCATAATTGAAAACAACCAAATCGTATCTCATGGTGAGCATACAGAGGTTTTTCCTAACGTATCGTTTCCACCAGAAGGTCTTGATTTAATGTGGGCGCAAGAGCGCAATGCTTATCAGATACAGTCTGATAAAACGCATTCACAAACAGAAAAACTTACTTCAGTTGAGCCATATATTGAGAATGGCGTAGTGTTTGACGTGATTGTTGAAGCTAAAACGCAAGATGAGTTAGACGCTGAGAAAACACAAAAAGCCAATGAAGTGCGGTATAGACGCAACGCTTTACTTACACAATCAGATTGGACACAATTAGCTGATGCACCTGTTGATAATTTAGCGTGGGCGGTTTATAGACAATCACTGCGTGACATTACCTTGCAAGCAGGGTTTCCTTTTACTGTAGACTTTCCAGTAGCACCGTAAGATTATGTTTGGGTTATTAGCTTTTGCAGAGTACCCGTTTGCACAGCTACCCAATAGCGGTCCACTTATTATTGAAGTTGGTGTTTTAGAAACACTGACGGCTACTGACTTATACCTTGGTACCGATAACCATGCTTATTTAACAGAGTCACTTACTAGCTCAGACAGCTATTCTGGTGGTATTAATTATTCTGTTTCAGTATCTGAAGCGGTTACTGCATCTGATGTTTATCAGACTCCATTTGATGAAGTAGCTACGCTATTTGGCTTCACTGCTTTTGCGCAAGCACCGATTGCTGGGCTTACTATTGTCCCAAGCACCTTTAAAGTAGTTGACCTTCTTGAATCGATTACTGCAACCGATAACTTTGATGTACTAATTGAGTATGGTGCTGTCGTTTCTGAATCAGTAACAGCGGATGATTCTTATGCTGGTTCTACGCCAATCAATAGAATGGATGTGTCTGAGACTGTTACTGCTTCTACGGTAACCGATGCTATTTCAGGTAATATTGGAAGTATTGAAGAAACAATAACAACAGACGATGTCTTTACCTCTATAGGCACATCACGCGCAGATCAACCAGAAGACTTAACAGCAACCGATAGTAGTATAGGTGCATTAGCGCAATCAGCCCCAGTGGTAGAAACAGCAACACCTACAGATGAATTTACTAATACATTTAATCGAACTGGGTTAATTACAGAATCTGCGCCTGTCACTACCATATATAGCTCAATTAGTGGTACTCAGCTAACGCTTACAGAGAGCGTGACAGCAACAGATACGTTCGATAATGGTACGCCCTTTGATGTAAATGTAGTTGAATATGGCACACTTGATGACGTGTATGAGTTCTCGTCTAATACGTATTTAGATATTACTGAAACCGCAACGGCGTCTGACGACTATACAATAGGCACAGTACCTATTATGGGTTATGTAGTTGAGCCTTTAACCTCAACTGATGCATATAGTGCAGCGGGTAGTACCTATAATGTGACGTTCTCTGAAAGTGTTATATCTGCTGATTTATATGCCGCATCAGGTTCAACATATTATGTGGCGGTGTCAGACACCGTAATTGCAACAGATGGGTATCTGGTAAATCTATCTTATATTGCCGCATACCAAGAAGCGTTAACAGCAAATGCAGATGTTACTGGAGATGTCACAAAACCTGTAGATATTACAGAGACCGTTACTTTATCGGATAGCTATGCGGTAGCAGCTTATTTATATGCTTACTTAGATGCACCACTAGTAGGTATCGATGAGTATAGCGCAGCGGGTAGTACGTATAATGTATCTTTATTAGCGCAAGGTGTTGCAGAGGACACTTATTTTCCAAATGGTACATCTAATGTATTTATTACTGAGACGCTTATAGCAACTGAAGGTACCTTTGTAGGTCGCCTGCTTTGGGAACAAATTGACGATACACAGACTGCAAATTGGGGTAATATATCTACCATACAAACTGCTAACTGGGGCACTATAGATACAGCCCAAACCCCTAACTGGGGTTCAATTAACACAACAGGTTAAAAACATGACAACAGCTTATACCACGCTCTTAGGTTTAGCCCTTCCAGTTCAAGGTGAGCTTACTGGTACTTGGGGTACTGAAGTAAATAATAGTATTACACAGCTTCTTGACGATGCGATTGCAGGGACGGCAACAGCTAGTGTTACTTCAGGTGATTGGACTTTAACAGATACGGGTTCTGGCGTACCTAATCAGGCTCGCTGTGCAATTCTCATTGCTACAGGAACACCGGGCGTATCACGTAATATTATCGCTCCAGCTAGAAGTAAAGGCTATTTTGTTGTTAACCAATCTGATGCAGCGGTAGTGCTTAAAGGTGCGTCTACTACGGGTATTAGTGTTCCTACTAATAGAAGTGCATTAGTTGTTTGGAATGGGTCTGACTTCGTAACGGCTGTATCTCCATCCTCTAACGGGACAGTAACGACAGTATCAGTTGCTAGTGCTAACGGATTTACAGGCTCAGTATCGAACCCCACATCAACACCTGCTATTACGCTGGCGACCAGTATTTCTGGTGTCCTTAAAGGAAATGGGACAGCTATTTCTGCGGCTGTTGCCGCAGACTTTCCAACACTTAATCAAAACACAACAGGTACAGCAGCTAATTTAACTTCGGCAACCACATTGCCAAGCGGTATGACTTTAGTCGCACCCATATTAGGAACACCTTCTAGCGGTACGCTGTCATCTTGCACGGTAGATGGTACAAATGCTGTAGGGTATAAGAACATTCCGCAAACAGGCCCGGATAAAACGACGGCATATACTCTAGTTACTGGGGATGTTGGTAAATATGTGGGTGTTGGAACAGGCGGGTCTATTGTCGTACCGACTTCTACGTTTGCAAATGGCGATGCTATTTCTGTTTATAACAACACAACGGGTAATATTACTATCACGACCAGTGCGCCTACAGCCTATATTGCAGGGGCAAATACAGTTAAAACATCTATTACATTAGCTACTCGCGGTATTGCTACGATTCTATTTGTCAGTGCAACAGTTTGCGTTGTATCAGGTAATGTGTCATGACAGGTATTATGCAGGTTATCCTTGCAGGGATTAATAAACTGTTTGGGTTTACTACGCCAGCACTTATGAACGGTAGTTCTACATATGCAGCAATAAGGTCAGTAACAGTAAATAGCTCTGGATTATTTGTAGCTGTTGGGTATGATATTAACGGTTACCCAGTTTATGCAACTTCTACCAATGGTTCTACATGGACTACGCCAGCACTTATGAACGGTAGTTCTGTAGCTGCAACAATGTTTTCAATAACAGTAAATAGCTCTGGATTATTTGTAGCTGTTGGGTATAACAGTAGTGGCCCAGTTTATGCAACTTCTACCAATGGTTCTACATGGACTACGCCAGCACTTATGAACGGTAGTTCTGTAGCTGCACTAATACTTTCAGTAACAGTAAATAGCTCAGGACTATTTGTAGCTGTTGGGTATAACGGTAGTAATTACCCAGTTTATGCAACGTCAACTTAAGCGAGATTAAAATGAATAAATTACTTAAAATATGGAACTATTTAAACGCAAGATTAAAAGAACCTTCAACTCACGCGAGTGTGGCGGCTTTAGCAACTATGGCGGGTATGAATATTGATGCAGGTCCTGTGCATGATGGTTTGACTGCGGCAGGTGTTGTTTTTGGTATGATTGGACTGTTTGCATCAGAAGGTAAATAATATGAGCACCTATTTTAAACCAGAAGAATTTGCGTGTCATTGCGGATGTGGCGAAAAAGACGTTAACCCTAAGCTAGTAGAGCTACTTAATCGCATCCGTGAGTCTTTTGGCAAACCTATTACTATTATGAGCGGTAGAAGATGTGAAGCACACAACACAAAAGTGGGAGGTGCAAAGCATAGCCAGCACGTTTTAGGTAACGCAGCCGACATTAAAGTAAAAGACGTACCGCCCAAAGAAGTGCAAGAATATCTCATGAAACATTTTGATGACGAATGCAAAGGTCTTGGACGCTACAATTCTTTTACCCATATTGATGTGCGTGATGGTAAAATCGCACGTTGGAACGGATAAACAGGACTCCCTTTTAACAGGGAGTCCACTTGATTTAAGATTGTAATTCAGGTTTAAGGGCTTTTCTTTTAGCCCAATTTGCTTTCATTGCCGCAGATTGCCTTGCTCGCTGTTCTGGGGATTGCAATGTTGCAACACGTTTAGCCTTTATTTCTGGGTCGCTATTTAAAGTTTTATGAAACTCCAAAATGTTAAGGGGGTGATTTTTGTCTAATAAGGCTAGCTTTCTTTTTTCCTTTTCTTCATTGGAGTGGATAGGTTTGCCTAATTTACGAGCGCGTTGCGATTCTCTGTACTCTTCATTCTCCCAAACAGCTTTTAACTTTTGCCTAACTTCAGGTGATTTCGCTGGGTTATTATCACCTAAAAACTTATCTTTGACGTCAGGAGAATTTAACCTTGCAACGGCTTTAGCTCTAGCTTCTGATGACCTAATTGGGTGGTTTGGGTCTGATAATCTAAGCTTCAAATCTATCATTTTTTCTGGTGATAATCCTTTACTTCCTGGCGAACCTCCTTGCATTCTATTGGTTAACGTGCCTGTATTTAAATCTAACCTACCGTATCTTTCAATTAAATCAAATTCTAATTGGCACGCGTCTTCTAAAGTAGGTACTTGAATGAGCTCAACTATGATATTATCTTCACCAATCGCAGTGAGTTTTTCAATACAAGATTTATTCCTGCATCCAGAATTTTTAGGGTTAGTTCTATGATACTTTTTCGACAATCCAACATAAAACGGAACATGGTTTGTATCTTTCCAAATATATACGTACATAATATTTCTATTCTCTTGGTTAAGGAGTGTGTATTATGACGTTAAAAAAGCTCTTGGTCAAGAGCGGAATAAACAGAGAGAATACCCGCTATTACACAGAAGGCGGATGGTATGGTTGCGACAAGGTTCGTTTTCGTCAAGGCTCACCTCAAAAGATAGGAGGTTGGAATCGTATTTCTAGTGCTACCTTTAATGGAGTATGCCGCTCACTATGGGCTTGGGAAACACTAGGGCAAGTAACGCTTATAGGAGTTGGAACTAACTTCAAGTTTTATATCTCTCGTGGCGGTAGCTATTACGACATCACGCCTATTCGTGCTGCAAACACCTTAACTAACCCTTTTACTGCCTCTACTGGCTCGGCGATTATTACCGTAACTCATGCAGGGCATGGCTGTGCTAACGGAGATTATGTTACCTATAACGGAGCAACAGGGCTTGGTGGGACTATTACAGCCTCTCTGCTTAACCGCGAGTATCAAATCACCTACGTGTCTGCTAACTCTTATACGATTAATGTAGGGTATGCGGCGAACAGTTTAGATACTGGGCATGGCGGTACAGTTCGTGCTGTTTATCAGATATCTGGAGGTCCAGAGTATCAAACACCAACAAGTGGTTGGGGGGCAGGGGCATGGGGTAGTGCTTCTTGGGGTACAGGACAATCAAATAATGACTCGCTTCGTTTATGGTCGCAGAGTAACTACGGACAAGATTTAATCTTTGGTCCTCGCACGGGTGCGATGTATTACTACTATGCAGATAGAGGCCTTGGTAGCACGACAGCTACCATCACAATAGCGTCACCCGCTGTAGTCACAGCTACTAACCTATACGCTGAAGGCGCACCGATAGTCTTTGAAACGTCAGGCGCACTACCTACAGGACTTACTACAGGTACAACATACTATGTACGCAATTATACCGCTGGTATATTTAATGTATCTGCTACACCCTCTGAAGCTTTAATTAATACGTCAGGGTCACAGTCAGGCACACAGTATATTTCCAACCGTGCGGTCAATTTAGCTACTATTAATGGTGCATTAGATGTTCCAACTATTCAGAATTACATCACAGTATCAGACACTTTTCGTTTTGTATTTGCTTTTGGTTGTAATGACTACGGTGTATCTACTCAAAACCCACTGCTAGTACGCTGGTCTGACCAAGAGAATGCAGCTGACTGGACACCCTCTACTACTAATCAAGCAGGGTCACTAACATTAACTCGTGGTTCTCAGATTATTACCGCACTTCAAACACGCCAAGAGATTCTAGTTTGGACTGATTCTACGCTCTACTCTATGCAGTATTTAGGTTACCCGCTGGTTTGGAATGCGCAGCTTATGGGCGATAATATCTCTATTGTAGGTGAGAACGCAGCTGCTCTTGCTTCAGGTATTGTGTACTGGATGGGGCGAGATAAATTTTATAAATACGATGGTCGTGTGCAAACACAAAACTGCGACTTACGGGAATATATATTCAATGACTTTAATGCGCAACAATCAGAACAAGTCTTTGCCAGTACCAATGAAGGCTTTAACGAAGTCTGGTGGTTCTACTGTTCTGTAGATAGTACCGTGGTAGATAGATACGTAGTCTATAATTACGCTGAAGATATATGGTATTACGGCACGATGGGTCGCACCGCTTGGCTTGACTCTGGGATTTTAGAATTCCCTCTTGCAGCTACTTACTCAAATAACTTAGTTAACCACGAAAGCGGTCTTGATAATAACGAAACAGCTACGCCCACAGCTATTGAGTCTTACA